TAACTATGCACCTTTAGTTTCTAAAGAACAACAGGTGATGAATGAAATATATAAAATCCTAGAAGAAGTTGAATTAGGTGGGCCGGGCAGTGGTCGTAGACCTGAAGGCGGTGGTGATAAAGAAAGTACAGGTGGTAGAGTTAAAACAGTATCAGTAGATGATAAAGAGGTTAAAGATTTAGTTGCACAGGCAGAAGCTGCAGCACCTGAAGTTGATAAATTAGGTAAAGACTTAGCTGAAAAGTATGGTGCTATTGTTACTCCTATTAATATGAAATCAGCCGATTCTATTGTAAGAAAAACAAATGATGAAGAAAAAGGTAACTTAGGCAATATCAAAGATTCAGTTAGAAATACAATTATAACTGATGACCCTGTAGCTATTCAAAATATTATAAAAGACCTTAGTAATGACCCTAGAGTTGCAAATGGTAATGGCAGAGTTAAAGTACAATCACACGATTCTAATTCATTGGGATATAGTGGCAATATTATCAATATAAAGACTTCTAATGGCTTAACTGCTGAAATACAGGTAAATACCCCTAAAATGATATATGCTAAGGAAAAGCCTGCAGATGCCAAAAGAATACTAGGGGAAACTAAATATAACCAAATTCAAAAGCAAACAGGTTTTGTAGGTGGTAGAGGACACGAATTTTATGAACAATATCGTGTATTAAACCCTAAAAAAGATGGAGCTAAAATGAAGGAAATAGAACAAAAATCTAAAAAATACTACAGTAATTTTTTGGGATAATCAGAAATAATTAGTACATTTGATATATGAGAAATGAGAACTTAATTAGTGAAATTGCTAGTGGAAAGGAAGTTTTCTTTGAAAACACTTTTGAAGAATTTGTCTTTAGAAGTATTCCTGAAGGTGGCTATGAGGCTAAAAGAAAAGGTGGGAAACCTTATGAAGTTAACATTGGTTTGAAACCGTTAACTGAAGCGTTTATTGAAGGAAAGATTATTAGCAAAGAGGAATACGAAAGCTACTAATCAATTTTCCTTTTAAATAAAGTCTTTCTAATTTATTAGATAATGGCTTGTTAAACTTAGAGTATATAATCTTGAATTGTTTAGATTCATTTATATACTTTTTTAATTTACGGTAGTCTCTGTTCTTAATACATTCTCTGACATTGCATATTCTATCACACAGTTTAACTATAGATGCTATTTCATTTTTAGCAATTTCAATATAGTACCTGTTTAAAGGTGGCTTCTTAGTCAGTAGCTTAACACTATTAAAAACTTCTTTGTGTATTAGCTTGATTTTATTTTCATCTAATGCAGTATCTTCTAAAGTATCGTGCAACGCACACACAGAAAGGATTACATCTAATTTAATACCTTTAATATTGTTTGCGTTACAGAAATTTTCTGCTTCATACCATACATTTAGTAAATGGTATAAGTAAGGCTTAACCCCATACTGCTGATACTTGTGGTATTCAGCAGCAAGAGCAAGTGAGTTATATTTTATTTTATTCATTTTAATTTAATTAAGCATACCAACTGCTATAAACACCATTTTCATTCGCAGCATATTCGCAGAAGCAACCGTGTTTTGCTTTAATGTAGTAGCTAACATTACCATTGTAACTAACTGAAACAACAACCTTCTTTAAAATTGGTTCACCAATAAAGGCATTTTCAACAGGCTTAACACGAGCAGACATAAAACCTTCAGACCCTGCAACAATACTTTTACAAACTTCTTGCAAAACTATTGATTTTTCTTTAACTGCTACAATCTGATAGAAATCAATGTTAGTTTGGTCATAACCCCAACTGTTATAAAGAACCTGACCAACCTTATAATTGTGGTTCATATTTTGTTGAGCAATCTTTTTTTGTTCTTTTATTTGGTTTAAAGAATTAATATTAGCTTCTACTCTTTCAATCCATTCATTACAGAACTCAATCATTCTTTCTGCACTTCTGAATCTGTAGTTGAATAAAGGCTTTTTAAATCTTGCTTTACTAACTTTTCTAACGCAATAACCAATAATCATTGGTTCTTCTTTCATAGAAAGATGGAATCCTAAACTTTCATACTTTTCAATTAGATTTTTCATAGTCTATATTTATTTGATTAATAATTGGATTAAAACACTAATAATAGCTGCTCCTATAAAATAAAGGAACAATTTAATTTCTAATGGTGGTGGCAAAATTTTGTGGTTCATATTTCTAGTTTTTGTTGGCTCTCTCTCAATGACATAACAAATATACACAGGTTCTGTACACTTTCCAAACATTTGGGGACTTTTTTTTATAAATGTGATGAACGGTAAATAGTAAGGATAAGCGGTTAAGTGATAACATATCCACATATTTAATATTTATATTAAAATATTTATGAATCCAAAAGAAGCATTACAACAAATAAGAGCATTATTTGAAGATATGCCACAAGTTGTTGAGCCTGTTGCTCCTGTTGCACCTGTTGCACCTGAAGTTACAAAGGTAGAAATGGCTGAATATTCTTTAGTAGATGGAACGAAAATTATGATATCTGCTTTAGAAATCGGTGGTATGGTACAAATGGCTGATGGTACTCCTGCTCCTGCAGGTGAGCATCAATTAATGGATGGTACATCTATTGTAGTTGATGAATTAGGCGCAATCGTAGAAATTGAATCACCTAAGTCTGATGTTGTAGAAGTAGAACCTGTTGCACCTGCTGCACCTGTTCCACCTGCACAAGACACAACTGCAATGGCTGAAGAATTAAAGGCTGAATTTGCAGAGCAAAAAAGTCAATTAGAAGCAAAAATTGCTGAATTAGAGAGCAAAGTAAAACAAGGTTTTGCACAAGTAGCTGAATTAGTAGAAGCACTTTCAAACACCCCAACTGCAGAGCCTACTCAAAAAGCAGCAAACGCATTTCAATCTTATGTAACTACTAATGATAGCAAGTACGAAAGAATTGAGAAATATAGAAACGCAATTTTAAACAAATAAATTTATAAACAATGGCATTTTCAGTAAGTTCATTAGCAAACTATACTAAAGAGAACGAAGCATTATTGGTTACTTCTTCAGTATTAGGCGCAAAAACTGCAGCTTTAATTAAAAGCGCAGGTAACGTAATGGTTGGTGTAAAGTCTGCAGAGACAATCAACATTATGGACACAGATGCATTTTTCCAAGCAGGTGGTACTTGCGGTTGGAACGCATCAGGTACAACTTCTTTCACACAAAGAACTGTAACAGTTGGTAAAATCAAAGTACAAGAGGCTTTATGTCCTAAGACATTAGAATCTAAGTATTTACAAAAGGCTTTACCTACAGGTTCTCAGTACGATTCAATTCCTTTTGAGCAAGAATTTTCTGACAAGAAAGCAAAGACTATTGCTTCTCAATTAGAGAGTGCAATTTGGCAGGGTGATACTGCATCTGCAAACGGTAACTTAAACAAGTTTGATGGTTTAATCAAATTGATTGGTGCTGCTTCAGGTGTTGTTGATGCAAACGTATCAGGATTTATTTCAGGTGCGCCTTTGACATCTATTACTGCTGCAAACGTAATTTCTTTATTTGATGGTGTTTACAGAGCAATCCCTGCAAAAGTAGTAGCTGCTGATGATATGGTTATTGTTTGTGGTATGGATACTTTCAGAACTTACACTATTGCATTGAAGAACGCAAATATGTTCAACTATGCATTTGATGGTAAGGCTGATTCTGAATTTGTACTTCCGGGTACTTCAATTAAAGTAGTAGCTTTACAAGGTCTTAATGGTACAAACGATGTTTACGCAATGCGTTTAAGCAATTTGTTCTTAGGTACAGACTTATTGAACGAAGAAGAAAAATTTGAAATCTTCTTTGCTAAAGAAGCTGATGAAGTAAGATTTGCTGCAGAATTCAAAATGGGTGTGAACGTTGCATTCCCTGATGAAATCGTAAAGGTAACTATCTAATGATATAGGGGAGTTGAAATATACTCCCCATTTTTTAAAACAATAAAATAATACAATATGCCGTGCGCATTAACACAAGGATATACCTTAGATTGCCGTGATTCACTAGGTGGCATTACGGAAGTTTATTTTATTGCAAGTTCAGATGTAACTTCTACTACCGAAGCTAGTGGTGTAATTACTGCTTTAACAAAGGCTGCAGGTAAAAGATTCTATAAATACGAATTAACAAAAGGAACATCTATGTTCACAGAGAATGTAGCATCAAATGTTCAAAATGGTACTTTGTTTTTTACACCTGAATTAACAATAATTTTAAATAAGCTACAAGCTAATACAAGAAACGAAATCTTGTTATTGGCACAGAACAGACTTGTAGCGGTTGCAAAAGATAATAATGGCAAGTTTTTCTACTTAGGTAAAACTAGAGCATTAGATTTGACTGCAGGAAACGCAACATCAGGAACTGCTGAAGGTGATAGAAGTGGTTACACTTTGACTTTTACAGGTGCAGAACCTGCATTAGCACCTGAAGTAAATAGCACAGTTGCTGCTGCACTTACAACTGCAGGATAAAAGTTTGTAGTTTTTCATAGTTTAGTTCCCCTACCCTTAAACAAGGTGGGGGTTTTTTATGTGTCAAAAAGTAAAGTTATTGACTTACTTTATTACAACATAAGTCAAGTTTTACCTTTACTGATTCATTTTGTAAATATTTATATAATTGCTATTTATAATTGATGATACATTTAACTAAAGGCGAAACTAATACTATTGTTATGACATTAACTGAAAAGCAGTTATTGACTAACCCTAATTATTTATTTGTGTTCACGAATAGGAGTAGTAATAATGTCATTAAATTCGTAGTATTAAACGCAGCAGATACAAGTTTATACAAAGACAGATTTAATCAGTTTAGCATAGTTACAAATACTAAGTTTAAAAACGCATTAGAAGGTCAGTACACATACGAAATATACGAACAAGCAAGTACTACCAATTTAGATATTACAGGCTTAAATAAGCTAGAAACAGGGATTATGTGGCTTTCAGGTTCTACCTTGACATATAACCAATATACAACAACAGACACTTATACAATTAGACAATGATAGATTTAAGAGTATTAACATTCGCAGAAGCCAAACAACCTGAATTCAAAGAGAAGAAAGGTATTGATGGTGGGTACATTAAATATGGCGAAAACAATGACTATCCTGAATACATAGTAGATTTATATAATAAGTCATCTAAGCATAGTGCCATTATTAAAAGTAAGGTGCATTATATTACAGGCAATGGTTGGTCAGGTCAGCCTGATGCACAGGCATTCATAGACAAAGCAAATAGAGTTGAATCTTTAAATGATTTAACTAGAAAGGTATCATTGGATATTGAAATATTCGGTGGTTCTTATATGGAGGTTATTTGGGATTTATCAGGTAACCTTGCAGAAATTTGGCATTGTGATTATACTAAAATACGCACAAATAAAGATAATACGCAGTATTGGTATAAAGAAGATTGGAAGGATAACAAGGTAAAGCCTGAAGTGATTGCTGCATTTAATCCTAAGCTACCAACAGGTAAGCAGATTTTATATGTTAAGGAATACAGACCTAACATTGGTATCTATGGATTGCCTTCATACTTTGCTGCATTAAACTATATTGAATCTGACATTGAGGTATCTAAGCATATCTTAGGAAATGCACAGACAGGGTTTTCTGCTAGTAAACTTATTACCTTACCAAATGGTGAGCCTAATGATGAAGAAAAACGCAATGTAGATAATAGAATTAGAAAGACTTATAGCGGTGCAGATGGCAAAAAATATATGATTGCCTTTGTAAATGATATATCTAGAAAGCCTGTTATTGATGATTTAGGTACAAGTGATTTAACAAAAGAAGATTTTGGTAAGATAGATGAATTGATACAGACTAACATATTTAGTGGGCATCAGGTAACTACCCCTTCTATTATGGGTATTGCTGAAGCAGGTAAGTTAGGCACTAGAACAGAAATGCGTGATGGCTATGAAATATTTAAGAACACTTATGTGAATGCTAAACAAATGCATTTAGAAAGTATCTTTAATATGTTAGCTAAATTAAAAGGGGTAACAAGTGAAATTAAGATTATCCCTACAGAACCAATAGGTATTGAATTTAGTGAGGCTACAATAGCAGCTAATGCGCCTAAAGAATGGATATTAGAAAAGATTGGTATTGATATGACTAAATATGCTCCTGTTGCAGATGCTGCTGCACCTGTACAGGAATTGTCAGTTAATGAGCATATCAAAGGCTTAAAAGGTCGTGAATGGCAAAATATGCAGCGTATCATTCGTGAATTTTCTAAAGGGAAAATCAACAGAGAACAAGCTACTGCAATGCTTAAAACAGGATATGCTTTAAGTGATGAAGAAGTGAATCTATGGTTAGGTGCAGAATTAGATGCTGAATTTGCAGCGCAAGACTTTAGCGTATTTTACGAGTTTGGAGAAAGTCAAGATGCATACAATGTATGGAAATCTAAAAAGCGTTTTAACGAAGAATCAGACTATCATATGTTTGCAGATGTTAATCAATTAGAATCTGATATTCTAGACCAAATTGCTAAACAAAAGGATATTACACCTGAAGTATTAGCAGAGGTTTTAGATGAAAGCGTAGATACAATTAATACTATTTTAAAAGACTTAGAAGATAGAAAGATATTAAAAACAAGTCAGGAAAAAATAGGGAAGGGAATAAATAGCAATATCATTATTTCTAGGGAGTTGGTGCAACCATTAAGCAAGACAGTTGGTAATGTAAAACCACAGACTACTGAAATTTTGGTTCGTTATTCATATGGTTGGAAATCAGGATTTAATGATTCGGATATATCAAATAGCAGACCATTTTGCAAAGAATTAATTAGAGCAAAAAAGCTATATAGTAGAAGCGACATAGAACAAATTTCAGCAAGATTAGGATACTCTGTTTGGGATAGAGCAGGTGGTTGGTGGACAATGCCAAGCGGTGAGCATAGCGAATCTTGCAGACACGAGTGGAAAACAAACATAGTTACAAGAAAAAAATAATAAGATGTCATTAAATACATTATTCATATCGGTACAGAGTATTAAAGATAGAACAGGTCTACACGCAAATGTAGATGAAAAATTAGTTTTACCTGAAATCAAGACTGCACAGGATATGTATATTTTACCTGCATTGGGTAGTACATTATATAACAGATTACAAGATGGAGTTAATAACTGCACCTTAAATATGGATGAACAAGGTTTATTAGATAACTATGTTACTGATTGCCTTATTTATTATGTTATGAGTGAATTGCCTATGGGGTTATCATATCAGTTCTATAACAAAGGATTGCTTCGCAAAGGTGGCGATAATCAAGAAAACCCATCAATGCAGGATATGATTGATGTGGCAAACCGATACAGGACTAGAGCAGAATTTTATAAGCAAAGATTGATTAAATATTTAAGACAGAACAATACTATGTTCCCTGAATATTTAAACTTTACAAGTGGTATAGATACAATAGTTCCTGATTTAGAAGGTTACACTTCATCTTTGTTTTTAGAGGATGATAGTTGTTATGAGAATAAAAACCTAGCACAAAAATATCAAGGTAAAATAGGCTGCTAATATGAGCAAAGAAGCAAATATTAAAAATCAAAATAAGCTAAAAGTTTATTTAGAAAAAACAAAAAAGAATGACATTAAATCAAATAGTAAAAACAATAACAACATTCGCAAACAATCACGAGCAAATTAAGTTTGTGTATTTTGGGGATGTATGGGAAAGGTTAAGTAATGGCGAAGTTACTTATCCTGCTATGTTCTTTACTTTAACTGATGCTCAGATTTTAGCTAAACAAATACAATATAATTTTTCTATCTATTGTATGGATAGAATGTTAATGGAAGAAACAAACGAAACAGAGGTATTAAGTGATATGACTTTAATAGGTCAGGATATGGTTGCTGAATTAAGAGACCCTATTTATAATTGGATTGCTAGTGATAATATGACTGTTTCTTTTTATACGGAATCAGACCCTGATTATTTAGCAGGTGTTAAAATAGACTTTTCATTAACATTATCTTCATTAAACGATACCTGTCAAATACCATAATATGCAAAGTAAAAAGATAAACGAATTAGGAACTAATGTTGCACCTTCAGTCAATGATTTAACGGTGGTAGGGGATGCAGCAACAGGGCAATTAAAGAAGATTACATTAAGTCAAATATCAAGTTTATTTGGTTCAACAGGTTCTGTATCAAGTGTTGCTATGACTGTACCAACAGGATTAACTGTAACAGGTTCTCCTATTACAACAAGTGGTACTTTAGCGGTTACATTTACTTCAGGGTATTCTATCCCTACAACGGCTAAACAAACAGAATGGGATGCAGGATATGCTGAAAGATTAAAATGGGATGGCGGTTCTAGTGGATTAAATGCAGCAACTGCAAGAACATCTTTAGGATTAGTTATTGGAACGGATGTTTTAGCATATAGAACATTTGGTACTGCAGCTAATAATAACACAGGCGATTTTGCAACTGCAGCGCAGGGAGCAAATGCAGATACTGCATATAGTTTAAGACTAACAGGCGCATCTGCACCTTTAAGCATTTCAGGTAATGTTATAAGTTTAAGTCAAGCTAATACATCTACAAGTGGATTTTTAAGTTCTACTGATTGGAATACTTTTAATGGTAAGCAACAAGCACTAAATGGTACAGGATTTGTGAAGGCATCAGGTACTTCAATCACTTATGATAATTCAACTTATTATTTAGCATCTAATCCAACAGGATATATTACATCTTCTGCATTGAGTAGTTATTTGCCTTTAAGCGGTGGGACATTGACAGGTGCTTTATCAATAACAAATGCAGACCAATCAGGTTCAAGATTAGTTATTCAAAATACAGGTTCAGGTGGTCAAGCAGTAAATTTAGTTGCAGGAAATCCAAACGTAGACCAAACAGGTTTCTCTATTGCTTATGGTAATACTAATTTTTTAAGATTTGATTCTTCAGGCGCAGCTACATTTAGTTCTTCGGTTCAAGCAGCAGGAGAAATAACAACAGGCTCTATTGCAAGAGCATTTCTTCGCCAAACGGCAGGTGGAGATGCTGAATTAGGTTGCAAAACAGGAGGAATTACAAGTGTTTGGAGTGAAGGTGCAGCTAAATTATCTTTTGCAGTTGGAGGTGCTGCTACATTCTCAAGTAGTGTAACGGCTCAAGGAGGTGCAACAATATTTAGTACAACTTCCGATTTACAATTACTTATTGGTAACGGAAGTAGGGATATGTTTATTAGTGGTGCAACTGCTGCGAGTACTTCACAAATGATAGGGATTCAAAACATAAGTGGTGCAAATAGAGTAAATCTTTATGATGGTAAATTAGTTATCACAAGCGGTGGTAACGCATTAATTGGTACTACAACAGATAGTGGTCAAAAGCTACAAGTTAATGGCACATCTAATTTTAGTGGCTTATTGACTAATTACAATGTTTATAATACACAGACTTCAAGTTATACCTTAGTTTTAGATGATGCAAGTAAGATTGTAGAAATGAACGTAGGTAGTGCTAATACGGTAACAGTACCAACTAATGCAAGTGTAGCTTTTCCTATTGGAACTGAAATTACTGTAATGCAATACGGAGCAGGAGTAACTACATTTGTTGCTGCAAGTGGTGTAACATTTAGAAGTAAAGATTTTGGAGATAGAATTGGCGACCAATACACAGGTGCAACTTTAATTAAAAGAGGCACTAATGAATGGTATATAATCGGAAATATTCAAGTATAATGAAACTAACTAAACAAGGGATAATAATGTCAGCAAATGCAGGTACACCAACCTACATTGAAATAGTCAATTCATCTTTAGATATTGAAATAGCAAATGTATATATAGGTGCAACTTTGATGCAGGTTTGGAGTGGTTTATTACCTAATACAACAGGTAATGGAACTACATTAAAAGTGCCATTAGGGGTAACAATACCTGATTATTATGACATTACTATTTATTATGGAGCATCTTCAACAGGTCAAAAAATAACTTTTACAGATAGCAATAGTTCGTATAATTGTCAAGATACAAATGTGGGTAATAATACTATTACCTTCTATGGTGTTTATGTAAATAATACAACATATTGCATAATATCAGCTGAAGATGGAACTTGTTAAAATAAATAAAAATTAAAAAATATGTCTTGTTCAACAACAACTGCAGATTTAAGACCTGCACAATATAATGTCCAAATATGGAGAAACGATACTTGGGCGCAGGTATTTGCTATAACTGCAAATAATGTAGCAGTAAATCTATCAGGTAGTACGATTACTATTCAGGTAAGAAAGACTGCTAATGCTTCAGCTATTGATTTAACACTATCAACTGCTGATAGTTCAATAACTATTGGCGGTGCTAGTAACAATCAAATTACTTTAAACAAGCAAGTAACTATTGCTGCAGGAAGCTATTTATATGATATGAACGTAGCTTTTCCTAGTGGCGAAGTGAAAACATATGTTTGGGGTACTTTTTTTGTTCAAGAAGATATAACTAAAATCTAATGGCAGATATTAACGTAACAGAGGAAATTATAGATATAAACGTAACTGAAGAAGTTGTAAATATTATAGCACCTTCAGGTGGTTATCCTTTGCCTAATACAATCAATTCTGTATTTGGTAGGGTAGGTAATATTGTAGCTACTGAAGGCGATTATACCTTAACACAATTAGGGGATGTAACTTTAACAAGCCCTGC